GAGTCCGGTGACGCCGTTGAGGGCGATCTCGCGCGAGGCGGCGGGGTTGGTGACGACGGTCTCGCGGGTGAGGGGCAGGGCGCGGGTGTACTCGGATAAGGCGGTCCGGAGGGCCTCGTCGATGACGCCGGTGGTGAAGATCAGGTTGGTCGTGTCGAGCAGCGTTTGTTCGACACGGTCGCGGAGCTGGGCCAGGGTGGAGGGCATGGGTTAAAGCTTTAACGCAAAGGCGCAAAGATGCAAAGGCGCAGAGCTATTTCTTTTTCAGGATGTCTTTGATGGGTGGTCGCGGCTTTCTTGGCGCCGTAGGCTTGTCGATGTTGTCGGCCAGGTGCTGCAGGAATTCCCTGACCTGGTCGGCGGTGTAGGTGTCCTTGCCGCCGTTGGTGTAGTAGACCTTGATGGAGCCGTCCGCGTTGTGCACGATCTGGCGGATGGCGGCGGTCTTGGCGCCGGAGAGTGCGCGGCCGAGGGCCGATGTGTGCATGGTGCCTCCGTGAAAGCGCAGCGGGCGGGGGCACGTCCGCCCGCTGCGCAAATACCGCACCCCGCGTGGGCGAGGCGCGAAGGGCGGCCTATAGCATGACCCGTTTTTCGGTCACAGGCGCAGCGTGTAGTTGACGCGCATCCCGTACAGGTCGAAGACCGACGTCGCGGCGGCGTCGCCGGTGAGCTCGAAGTACAGGTAGTCGTCGTCGTCCAGCCAGAAGGGCGTGGTGATGGTCAGGGTGGCCTTGTGCTGGTCGAGCGTCAACCGCTCGCCGGCCGTGTCGTGGCCGGTGTCGGCGGTCACCGCTTCGCTGACGGGCGCGCCGAAGGCGGCGCCGTTGGCCGGCAGCGTGGCGCGCCGTAGGCCGGTGAAGCTCACGGCGTCCATGGCGGCGGTGGTGACGTCCCACCAGATGTCGAGGCTCTTGAGGTAGCTGCCCTTCTGCGCCACCGAGTTCTGCGGCGGCACGATGGGGAAGACCAGGATGAAGGTCGCGTCGGCGGCCGTGCGGCGCTGCATGTAGGTGTTGGCCACCCCGCCCACGGTGTCGGTCCAGGTGCCGGCGGTCTTGAGCACATCGGTCGGCGGGATGAAGAGCGACATGGCGGTGTCGTGCACGTAGCCGCCTTGTTCGGGGGAGCGGTTGTACATGCGCAGGTTGCGGATGAGATTGCTTCGGCGGCCTCGCAATGACAGGAGATTGCTTCGGGGGCCTCGCAATGACAGGAGGCGCTTTTGCCAGGGGAGCTTGGCCTGCGGCGCGCGCGGTCGGCGCTGTGCAGCTAGCAGGCTGGCTGCCCACTCAGGATTAATAGCGTTCATGGTTTCTCCTTGTGCCGCCCCATAGGGGCCGCGCTACTTGGTGGTCTGAGTAGTCTCAGTAGTCTCAGTAGTCTTACTGGTCTGAATAGTCTCAATGGTCTGACCACTTGGACCATTGAGACTATTCAGACTATTCGGACGAATTAGACGTTGGACTTGTGCAGCGGCCGGAAGTCGTTGACCCACACGGCGATGAAGAAGCGCACCTTGAGGCGGTGCTCGTCGTTCATGAACACGGCCGGGCTCTGCTCGTCGCCGGCGATGAAGACTTCCGGCGTGCGGCCAAAGCGGTAGCCCACGTAGATGGCCGGCGCGATGCGCGGGTCCACGGCGGCCGCCCAGTCGGTGGTGTCGGTCCACTCCGGGACCACCACGACGTCGTCCGGAGAACCTTGCTGCAGGTTCTCGGTGACGATGTTGGTGGCCCGTTCCCAGTTGGGGTAGATGATCTGGCGGGCGGTCAGGTCCAGATCGATGGGCACCAGCAGGAACTTCGGCCGCACCGCCAGGCGCGGCCCGGTGCCGTACAGCCCGGCCGCGTTCTTGATCAGCTGCGGCTGCTTGTAGACGGCCTGGGAGACCGTCTCCCACTGCGCCGCGCTCAGCGCGGTGGTCAGCAGGTTGGCGTGGCCGCCGGCAGTAGTGACCGCCGTGGCGTTGAAGAGCACGCCGCCATCGGCGAGCGTCGGGCCGGTGCCGGAGGCGTCGGTGAAGACGTCCGAGACTTCTTGGCTGAGGCGGCGCAGCGCGCTGGAGGCTAGCTCGCGTGGGTACTGCGCGAGCTTGCGGCTCTCGTCGCGGTCGATCATCTCGAGCGTCAGGGGCACGTAGGCGCCGTACTTGACGAACGTGCCGGTCTCCGGGCTGTCGCCCACCTGCAGCTCGGTGTACTCGCCTTGCTCGGCGACCACGGGCAGCGCGCCCACGGTGCCGACCAGCGTTCCGGTGACGCCGTTCAACGAGGGGAAGTCTTCTTCGCGCACAATCCGCTGCCACCAGTTGTACCCGGCCCGGCCGAGCATGTCCCACTGGTTGACCACGATCTTGTTCAGCGCGTTCTTGACCAGGCCGGTGAAGTCGGCGGTGGTGGCGAAGCGGGCGCGCTCGGGGTGGTAGCCGCCGTGCAGGTCGAAGTCGCCGGTGAGCGAGTGGTAGAGCTCGCGGATGCCGGTGAGGCGGTGGGGCTTGAGGCCCTTGTGCTCGGGGTTGCGCGGTGCACCCAGCAGGTCGTCGAGGGCGGCCTGCAGTTGGTCTTCGGTGGTGAAGGTCTCGGTGACGCGGGGGCCGACGACGGCGGCGGGGCCGGTGAGGGCGCTGATCAGCTTGCGGGCGCTCTCGATCTCGGCCTGCAGCTGGGGGCTGGACCAGGAGCGGCCAGTGAAGCGCTCGCGCACCTGGCTCTGGACGGGCGGCGGCAGCCGGCTGCCGGCCAGGGCCGCGTCGAGCACCGTGTCGCGGATCTCGGCCAGCGGATCCGCAGCGCCGGCGGGGATCTCGCTGGCGCTTTCGTGCAATGAATGAATCGCGGTGTCGGGCATGTTCTCCTCCTTAAGCGAATTGAGCGCGCGGAGAAATGCTCCTCCACGTGCGGGGCGGAAGACCAGGTCGAGCGAATGAATGCGCAAGATGTCTTGGACCTTCTTGTCCTGCGCGGTGAAGATGAGGTCGGCGCTGAAGCCCACCTTGGGCTTGGGGCCGTCTTTGAGCATTTCGCGGCCCAGCGCGGCGATGAGGGGGCCGGAGGGGCCGGTGGTGTCGAGCTGCAAGCGGACGCCGGCCTGCAGGTCGTCCCAGGTCGGCGAGTGGGCTACGCCGCCCAGGTCGCGTACGGAGTGCGAGCTGAAGAAGCCTTCGTGGTCGACGAACACGTCCACGCCTTCCCACAGGGCCAGGGATTTGCGCAGCGACTCTTCGGTGAAGGTCCAGCCGTTGGCGGCGCCGGTGGTGATGGCCAGGATCTCGAAGCGGCCGTCGGGCTGGACCGTGGCGGCGGCTTGGAGGGTCAGGCGGTGTTCGGTCTCGTAGTCGGGCATGCTTAACCTTTCCTTCGGCGGCTTGTCGCGCAAGGGGACCAGGTCCAGGTCGCCGCGCGGGGTCTCGTTGGGGACCGGGTCCAGAGTGCAGCGGCAGTAGCCGTCGCAAAATAGTTGTCCGTCGCGGGGGCGGACGCCGAACTTGTCCCAGTCGCTAAGGTAGTGCAGCTGCGCGTCCAGCGCGGCGCAGGACGCGCAGTGCTCGGCGGACGGGTTGGCGTTCCACTGGAACATCGGGTCCAGGGGCCAGGGCCAACCGAGGTCGGTTGAGATTGCTTCGGGGGCCTCGCAATGACTAAGGGCGGGGTCATCCAAGCGGCACCTTGTCTTTGCTCTTGCCGTTGAGGGTCGGGTCGAACTGCTGGCCGCCTTGGCCGTAGACCTTGGGCTGGCCGGCCTTCTTCCCGCGCTCGAGCATGGCCGAGACGTCCACCTGCTCGCCGAGGAACTTGTACACGAGGCGCAAGAGTTCTTCGTCGTCGATGGTCTCGCGATCGCGGAGTGCGCCGACGGAACTGATCAGTGCACTGCCGGCGTTGGCCAGGGCCGCGTTATCCCGTGGGGAGATGTCGCCGCCGGTGACGGTGATGTGGGAATCCGGATCCGTGTCCCCAGCGAGGAGCGCGCGGCGTCTCGTCGCAACGCGGGCGATGTCCGCGAGCGCCCAGGTGAAGAAGAGTTGGCGCTGCTCGTAGTGGCGATAGGTCGGACCGCCGGCCGCGTCGGCGGTGGTGCGGGTGGAAGACTCGGGCTCGGCCAGGAAGTGGAGGGGCGTGCCGGAGCCGGCGGCCAGCATCTTCTTGATGGTCAGGCCGTCGCGCTCGGCGTCGAAGGAGTCCAGCTTGGGGTGCAGCACTTCCCACTCTTCGGTCTGGTCGGCGACGAGGATGGAGCCGGGGTTGGGCGGGTTGGCGTTGAGCTCGGCTTGGCGCTCGAGGCGCTCGGCGGCCGAGGGGAAGAGGCCGCGCACGACGTAGATGAAGGCGGAACGATAGCGGTTAAGGCGGACGCGGTCTTCGAGCCAGGCGGCGTAGCGCACCAGCCAGCGGGTGATGGGGGCCAGGTCCGGCTCGCCCCAGGCGGCGCCGACGGGCCGGTTGATGGCGTAGTGCAGCATGGCCGGCTGCGCCGGGTCGTCGTCCATCGCAGTGTACGCAGTGTACACACGCCCTTCGAGCTGCGCCGCTGTGGGCTTCTCTTTGAAGGCCACGGGCTGCTCGACGTCGTTGGGGCTGGTGACGATCTCGGCGATGTTGGCGGCCGGGAACGCGCGGACGTAGCTCAGGCCCGCCTCGTCGGTCGAGAGCAGGATGAACAAGTTGCCCGAGCGGGTGAGCTCGTCGCACCACTCGAAGGCGCGCACCGGCATGTGGTTCAGGGGGTGGTTCCACCACTCTTGCAGAAAGGCGTCGGTGGGTTCGTTGTCGCTGGCAATGGTGAGGCCGCCGCCTACGACGTATTGACTGGTGAGGCTGACAATGCGCCGGGCGAGGGGGTTGACCCGCCAGGCGTCGAGCGCGTCGCGCAGGACTTCGAGGCGGTCGTAGCTGTAGCGGTCGCGCGGGTACGCGCCCTGGGAGACGGCCGTGTCGCGCGGGTCGTCGAGGGCGCGCACGGCCAGGCGGGTGTGCCACGCGCCACGCACCACGTGCCAGGCCACGCGTAGCCGGTAGACTAGACTGGCCATGCGCGTTGCTCCGGAGGCGTCCAGCGGGCCGCCAGGGCCTGGGTATAGGCGGCCATGATCTGGCGGGCGTAGCCGTGGCTGCCGGTCTCGGTGGGCCGGCCCTGGTTGTAGCAGCGGGCCAGGTCATACAGAGAGTCGACCTGTGCCTGACAACCGCGCAGCAGGTAGACGGCATAGGCCAGGTTGACCAGCGGGTCGGCGAGGGCGCGCTGGTTGGGGCGCGTGTAGTCGTAATAGATCTGCATCAGCCCGATCTCGCCGGCGGGGCCGATGGCCAGGGGGTCCGCGCGGCTTTCGCTCCACAGGATGGCGGCCAGGAAGTCGGGCGGGATCTCGGCGTAGCAGGCCATCGGCTCGAGCAGTGCGGCGTAGGCCTGCACCGCAGCGGGCCAGAAAGGCGAGAGAGACAGACACAAGGTCAGCACTAGAACCCGCCCTTGTCCATGTCGCGCAGCGGGTCCGGCGCGTGAATGAATTGCGACGGCCCGGTCTCCCAGTCCAAGAGATCCAATTGCGCGCACAGCGCGGCGCTGATCAAGAGGTCGTCGTGCACGAGCTGGCCGTCCGGACCGCGCTCGGCGTCCGGGACGCCCCAGCGCATCAGGTGGCCGGGGCCGGGCAGCACCTCGTACTGGCAGCGCTCCACCTGTCGCCAGAAGAGTTGGGTGTCGGCGGCGGCATCGTCCGCGTAGTGCGCGAAGCGGCCGCTGTCGATCACGCCGAGGAAGTCCCAGGCGAGTTGACTCTTTGAGACGCTGGTAAACACGAACTGAGTCACGCGGCCCGGAAACTCGCCGTCCAGCCACATGGCCAGGCCGGCGCCCAGGCCGGTGGCGTCGACCACCAGCTGCTGCACGCGCCACGCGCGCGCGATGGCGCGGACCTGGGTAAGAAGAGTCGGATGTTTCTCGCCCACCCACAGGCGGCGCTCGACCACGCGGTAGGTCGGTTTGCGGACCGCCGGGTCGGAGCGCGTGCTGGTGTCGACCTCCACGACTGTCAGGGCGGTGGCATCGCGGCCGGTGTAGCGCAGCACCTGGGCCAGGTCGGGATCGAGGCCGGCGCGGTGTTCGGTGGCGGCTTCGTCGGCGCCGGCGACATCGAGCAGGGCGGCGTAGACCTTGCCCTTCGTCGGCTCGTGCTGGCGCGGGTGCGCGCCTTTCATCAAGGCGACGCGGGCGGGCGGGAACAGGCCGCCCTCGGCGTCGATCTCCTCGTTGAAATATTGCGTGCGCACGAGGGGATGGTTGCGGCCCAGGCGGGCGATCTCGTCGGCCAGGAAGTCGCCGTAGAGGGGC